AATCCTTGCCATGGCCACCGGCCGGGAATACCGCCACGCCGCCAGCCTCGAGTGCAGCGGCCTCAGCCTTCGTACGGCCCGGGTTTCCTGGCTTGGTCGGGTCATCATCACCACACAGCACAATGCGCGCCGCTGGGTACTTCGCGCGGATGGCCCTGGCCACCGCCGGCATATTCCCCGAGTCCACCGCCATCACCATCGGCCAGCCAGCAGCCTCCAGGCACGTGGCCGACGTGGCGTAACCCTCGCCAAGGCCGATCACCTCAGCGCCATCCAGCTCGCCGAGCACATGGAAGCAACCCGCCTTGCGCCCATAACGCGGGAACAACTTGTTCCCCTGCGGGTTGATCTGCTGCAGCGACTGAATCACGCCCTGCTCATCGCGCAGCGCAATCACCAGGTCACCGCGCTTGAGCACCAACATCGACAGATGCGCCGGCCGAGGCTTCGGCACCGACTTCAGGAAGGTCTGCGCGTGCTCGCCCTCCCAGATCTGGCAGCGCTGCTCTTGGTCATCGATCTCCAGCACCACCGTGCGCGCCATAAAGCGCACGCCCCAGGCCTGCACCTGCTTCTTGTCCAGATACGGGCTGCTGCCCTGCTCGCTGGCATGCTCAGCCCAAATGCGCTGGCAGGCACCGGCCACAGCAGCGCGCATCACCGAGAGCAAGGCTTCGTCCGCCTCGATCTCAGCCTGGCGTTTCGCCCTGCGCGCTTCCTGCTCACGTGCGAACTGGCGCTTCTGCTCGGCGGTCAGTTCCTTCTTTTCGGGCGTCCAGCCGTTGTCCTGGGCCAGTTTGATCACCGAACCAAGGCCGGTACCGCTCTTGCGGAACGACTTCCACACCGACTTCGCATCGGCCAGCTTGTAGCCGGTGCCGCTCTGGCTCCAATCGTTCCAGGCATCCCAGCCCGACTCGCCAAACTCGGCCTTGATGCCCATGCCGACCGCCACCCACGTCTCCCGGCTATCAGCCGGGATAAAGCGCAGCAGCAACGGCAGCTCAGAAAGGGAAAGCGGGATCTTGTCAGACACAGACCGCCCTCCACGCCTCAGCGGCCTGCCAGTAGTCCTGCAGGGCAACCTTTATGCCCGCCCAATCTCGCATCGCGTGAAGCTCACGCAGGCGCCGGGCCGCTTGATTCACTTTGCCGCGCAGCTTGGCGCGCAGGGCTGGGCGGTTCATGGCTGCACCTCCCCATCACCGCCCTTGAATGTCCTATCGTCAAGTGGGTCATAGGGGGATAGCTTCACCGCCTCAACAGGCGCAGCCGGCAATGGCATCCAGTGGCTCACCTGGCCTTCAGTCACGGCGATGCGGACGAAGGCATCCCAGTTGTCGATGCATTCATACCAGCCTTCGAGCAGGTAGAAGGCATCAGCGCTCTCGTTGTACTCGACGCACTCGGTATCCGGGTCAGCAGTGGCTGCATCGACTTCGATAGTCCAGCGCTCGGCGTACTGGGCGCGGATACGCCGCACCCGGCCAACGCTGTTGGCATAGAAGGCCAGCACAGTGCGGCCAGAGGCTGGCAGGCGATCTTCCACCGGCACCCAGATCGCCCGTTTACTCTGATGGAACTGGCATATCTCGTCGTGTCCGTCCTGATAGCCGCACTCCATGCAGGCCTTGAAGGCGCCTTCTCGCTCACAGCGGACAACTGCCGAAAAAACTGCCGCCCTGGCGTCGCTGAGTAGCACCAACGCTTCTGTATACCGGGCGTCTTTTGAACCCTTAACCTTCATCCCGCCAGTAAGTGGAACACTACGCAAAACCTCGATCTGCCCAGGAGATGCATAACCGACAACTTCAATTGGCAGCGGCTCCCTGGCCACGACCAAGCTAAGGTCAGGCACTGGCGTAAGATCTACGCGCTCAACCTTTCCGGCCGCACCTGCCCAAGCACGGGCGTATTTAGCCTCACCAAAATGGCAAATCTCACCAAACTGCGTAATGGCGCGCCAAACGTGCAGCTCGGCCTTATTGACCTCAACCATGCTGCACCTCCTGCCCACGCTTCGCCGCCTGCTTGGCACCTTCAAGGATGCCAAGCATCTTGCGGATCACCGCCCAGGTGTGTTCATCCAGGGCCGCAACCTCAGCGTCAGTCCAGATGCCATCCTCAACAGCCTCAGCCACGGCGGTCACATAGCCGGCCTGCTTGGTCAGGAAGCGCCCCATCGTCAACATGGCATCGCGGCTGGCCTCAACCGGCTGCACCGCAAAGCTCGCCACGCCATACACCTGCTCGAACCACTCGCGCACGGCTGGGCCGCGCACCAGCTCCACCACGCGGGCCAGGTCGCACGCGCGCAGGTGATGGTCAGGGTAAGCAGTAGAGAGACGTTTCTGGAAAGGCCCGTAGGCTTCACCCAACAGGGCGCAAACGGCGGTGTGCCCGCCGCGATACTCGCGGCAATCGAGGTCGACTGCCTCTTCCAGGGCGCGCTGCGGGCCCTGGTCAAACACGGTTGCAGTGCTCATTGGTAGTTAAACCCTGTTCACTACCATAGACGCCGGCTCGGCAACTGCCGCACCATACGCCTACAGCAGTCGAGAACGCCGCTTATGCTGTGGGCGACGCCTCGAGTGTTGAGGAGATCAGGGGTGGTACCCGTTCTCCGGACCGCGGGAACCAGGGCCGAAACCTTGGTGAGTGAACGCCCTGTGTTCCCGCCTCTATTGCACCTGCCGCCGAGGCGTCAGGTTTGTTGCTCTTAAGCGGCCGCTGGATTCGAGACTGAATGCTTGCGAGGCAAAGCTGCCTGCAGCAGCTCATCAGCCGAAAAGTCATTGCCTCGTGCAACGGCGGCAGCAGCCAACAGCGAAGCGTATTTGGTCTCTCCGGTGTACTCAGTTCTAGGAAGCGATCCAGCTGCCATCCACTTGTAGATAGCCCGGACGCTGACGCCGCAAATCTTCGCAGCCTCGTTTGCCCCGCCAGCCTTCTCGATTGCATCGCTTAGGGCGGCCATATCGCCTCCAACATGTGAACCTAAAGTACATACTATGTCGGAACTGAAAGTACATGCAAGTGCGTGCAATAGTGAACGCATGGTTCACGACAATCAGAGCATCCGAGCGGCCTTTGTGGCACGCCTCAAAGAAGCAGCACTTGAAGCCGGTTTCCAAGAACGGGGGCTTGGCGCGCGCCTCAAAGAAATCACTGGGGTTTCAGCGAAGGCTGCATATAAGTGGCTGAGCGAAGAGTCCATGCCAGAGCGAGCATCTATGCTCAGGCTTGCGGACATATTCGAGGTCCGCGCAGAGTGGCTTGAGCATGGCACCCCGCCAAAACGGCACCCATGGAAGAACCGCGAAGGCCAGGAAGACGGCACTGCCAACGTCCTTCCCGTTCTACAGCCGAATCGTCAGCCACAGGATTACCCATTGATTAGTTGGGTCGCAGCAGGAGGCTGGATGGAATCGTGCGACAACTTCCAACCTGGCGACGCCGAGGAATGGTTGCCTTCAGAAGAGAATGCGGGCCAACACGGCTACTGGCTGGAGGTCAAAGGCAAATCGATGTATGACCCGTCTGGCCAAGCACCTATAAGCTTCCCGCCAGGATACAGAATCCTTGTCAGACCAGAAGGGTTTGACGTTATCAGTGGAAAATTCTACATCGCCCGCGTGAGCACCCCTGGCGGGACATGGGAAACCACCTTTAAGCAGTACATCAGGGATGCAGGCATGGAATATCTCCAGCCAATCAATCCCGCTTTTGAAACGATCAGGATCGACAGCACAGTCGAGATCATCGGCCGCGTTGTAGACACGAGACCACCACGCTCGCTCCTATAGCATCCACTCACAAGGACATGTGATGGGTTTTCATCGATGGGTTCGGTTTTTTGAAGCGCTATCGGCGCGGAAGCCTTGGGCTGTCCGCGCTTTTTCCGTTTGGATTTTTACCATTTTAATCATGGGGTTATCTGCGTACATCCTGATACCGAGCAAAATGTGAACTTTAGGTTCTTTACAAAGATGAGCTAACGGTTCATATTTTGTCGCGTACCCACTCACCAAGGGAACGCGACATGAACCACACAGCACCCACCAACCCCCGCTGCCCGGTGTACCTGCACCCGGCAGCGGCTTCTAACCCAGGGCACGTCCGCGCCATTCAGCAGGCCACCGGCACGCTGGTGGTCATCATCGGCACGCGCCCGCAACTGCAAGCGGCCACCCTGCCCGCCCGCGAATCCTTCGGTGATTTCGGGGGTGCGGCATGAGCGTCTACAGCCTCACCACCGCATCCGAAAAAGCCATCGGCATGCTACTGACCGCCGGCGGCGGCTCGGAAACCCTGCTGCTGCGCCGTCCCGAATGCGAACGCCGCATCGAGCTGCACATCGAAGCCAACCCGACCTTCATCGAGGCTGTCATCAGTGCCGGCGCCGCACAGCACAGCATCAAGCTGCCCAGCGGCGACAGCGCCAACGGCCAGCACCTGGCCGATTTCATCGAAGCCATTGCCAACGGCACGGCAGAGACCGCCGAGCAGGCGCCAGTAAAGGTCGGCCCGTTCGATCGCCTGGTACTGGCCGAAGCAGCAGCTGTAAACCAGCAGCTTACAACTGCCGATATGGTCAACCACCCGCCGCACTACACCGGGCACCCGTCCGGTGTCGAGTGCATCGAGGTGGCCGAGCACCTGCCGTTCTGCCTGGGCAACGCCTTCAAGTACCTGTTCCGCCGCGACCAGAAAGACCAGACGCTGGAGAACGTGAACAAGGCCATCTGGTACCTCGAGCGCCACGTCATGAGCTGGCCGGAGATTGACTGGTCGCTGCCTTCTGACGTTTTCGACCAGCTCGGCAGCATCGCTGCGCGTGAGCCGCACCCGTTCGGCGGCGTGATGCTGATCATCGGAGCGCCTTCGCAGTGCGGCGGCTATGACGCCGCCATCCGCCTGCTGCGCGAAGAAGCCGAACGCCTGAGCCGTGGCGCCGAGCCACGCCGCGCCGCCTGAGGCCCACCGCCATGAATCGCACGCTCAAGCAAGCCGCCGCCCTGTTGGGCAAGCCGCAACGGGCCATCCGTGAGCACCTGCGCAGCATCGGCGCCATCTACCACGACGGCACCGTCACCCCGCGCTACCACGGCCGCAGCCTTATTTACTGCGACGTGCGCCAACGCTGGGTTCCGCAGCGCGGCCAGTACGAGAGCTATGGCGTGTTGATGGTCACCGAGGCCGGCTTTACCTGGCTGGCCGGCGAACTGGGCGTGCCCGTCACCCGCATGCAACCTACGGAGCAACAGGCATGAACACCCACAGCGCCCTCACCCACGCTATCGGCGCGCTCAAGCTGGTGCGCCTGCACATCGACCACCCCAGCGTCGTCAGCGCCCGCGAACTGCAGGCCGTTGCCGCCGAGGCTATCGAGCGCATCGAGCACGCCAACCCGCACCGCGACGACCTTGGCCGGCTCTACGCCGAGCTGGTGCGCGTCACCCCGCGTGGCGCCGTGCCGTACGTGACGCTCACCCAGGACGCCAGCGTGCCCTTCGGCTGCGTGATCACCGATGCCTCTGGCGTGGTGGTCACCCGCCAACTGGCCAAGAGCATCGAAGGCCTGGTGCAGATCGTCCGCACACGCTTCGAGCACCTGCCGGAGCGCCGCGCATGATCACCACGCTCGAAAGGCTCACCGCCAAGCACAACAAAGAGGTGCTCACCCTCACCGAGGTGCGCGAGGAGTACTTCCAGGGCATCACCACCAAGCACCTGCAGCGCCTCATGCGCGAAGGCAAGGTGACGCTGAAGGTGACCCAACCCTACCCAGGCCGGCGCGCACCCAAGGTGGTGCACCTGGCGGATCTGGCCGACTGGCTGGACGAACTGGCAACCCGCAACAAACCCGCCGCCGACCAAGCGGCATAACCACCACCCACAGGGGTACACAGCCATGAAAGCTACTGATGCTTCCGAGTTCCTCAATTCCCTGAACGCCGGCGTATTTTCCAGCCAGGTAGGCCGCGCCTTGTCTGACGTGGCCGCTGGCGTGGTTGACCACGGCAAGAAAGGCAAAGTGGTCATCACGCTTGAGCTGAGCCGCATCGGCGAAAGCAACCAGGTGAAGATCAACCACAAACTCGACTTCACCCAGCCCACCAAACGCGGCACCAAGCGTGAAGACACCGCGCTGGATACGCCTATGTACGTCACTGAAAACGGCGTCGTGCTGTTCCAGAACGACCCTACCGGCCAACTCTTCAAGAAAGAAGAAACCCCAGTCATCGCCCGCGACTGATCGCCACCTAACACCCACTATCCCGCAAGGACTACATCATGTTCGATCACAAAACCCTTGAAACCCTTAACGCCCAAGCAATCGCCGCGGCCAACGTGCGCATTGAGCATGGCGGCAGCACCCTGGCCGTTACTCCGGAGAGCTGCACGCTCACCAATCTGGAACCCTACCAACTCTCGCGCGACCGCTTTCGCGGCAACCTGAACACCCACTCGCTCAAAGCCTTCGCGACCTACGTCGAGCGTCATATCGGCGGCGAGGAAGATATCGGCGCCGCTGGCTTCGTCGATCAGGACGCCATGCGCGCCACTGTCATCTTCAACCTGGGCACCCCGGACTATGCCGGCCACGGCGACGACCGCGCCACCCTCACCCTCAAGCCCACTGCCGCCTACAAGGCACTGCTTGAAGTGGTTGGCCGCAGCATGAGCCAACAGCAACTGGCCGAGTTCCTCGAGGACTGGGCGCCGCACATTACCGCCAGCGCGGGCGATGAGCAGTTGCACATCGCAGCGGCGATCAACGCCGTGCGCCGCATGCAGATCAAGGCCACCTCTGAGCTCAACAGCGAAGTGGGCGACCTGAACAACCGGCGCAGCGCGATGGAGGATATCGAAGCGCGCAGCCTCGAAACCCTGCCGACCGCCTTCGTGTTCACCACCAAACCCTATGACCCGCTCAGCGTCGCCGATATCACCCTGCGCCTGTCGGTCATCACCGGCGAAAAAGCCCCGGTGCTCAAACTGCGCTGGGTCGGCCAGGAAGCCCAGCAAGAAGCCTTCGCCGAAGAGTTCCAGCAGGTGCTCATCAGCGAAATCGGCGGCCTGTTGCCGCTGACTATCGGCACCTACACCCAAGGCAATTAAAACCAGCCACCCGCCGGCTCACCACCGGCGGCAACCCACAGGGGTACACAGCCATGAATCCCAACATCGTCCCGTTTCTGCTCGGCCTGGCCTTCGGCCTGCTGTTGCTGATCCCCGCCATCCGCCTGCTGCGCGGCCGCTACAAGGCACGCGGCTATGCCCGCGGCCACCAAGCGGCGCATGCCAGCCAGCAGGCTGTCATCGACGACCTTAACGAGACCCTGCGCCTGCTCAAGCAGGACCTGCACGACAAGACGCTGCACATGCAGCAACTCGCCACCGCCCACCGTAAGCGCGAAGAGGCCATGGCCGATGACTATGAGGCGCGCATCCAGGCCCTGCACAACATCAGCCTGCCCTACACGGCTGAGGACAGAGGCCTGATCAACCAGGCGCACCAACTGCTGCACACCGCCGCCAGCTTCTGGGCCGGCACCCGCAACACCGACCTGGCCACCAAGGCGCACCAGGCGTGCGATGCCCTCAAAGGCCTGTACACCCGCATCGACCAAGGCCTGGCGGCGCAAAAGGTGAGCGCATGAACAACCTCATCAACGGCCTGCTCGCCGACCGCGGCCGCCACATGGACAGCCTCGCCCGCCTCAAGGCCGCCAGCACCGACTGGAACGCCGAAGAACGCGCCCGTGGCGAAGCCACCATGACCAACATCATGAGCCAGGTGCTGGAGCTGGACGCCCAGCTGCAACGCCAGGGTTACAACATGAACCATCCTTATGAAGGCGGTGCAGCATGAGCTGGATACTGACCCGCAGCGGCCGGAAGTTCGACCTGGCCAACCCCACCGCCGACATGGTGGACCCGACCGACATCGCCCACAGCCTGAGCATGCAGTGCCGCTTCAACGGCCACACCCGCCACTTCTACAGCGTGGCCCAACACTGCTATCTGGTGTCCGACCTGGTGCCGGCCGAGTACCGCCTGGAAGCCCTGCTGCACGACGCCACCGAGGCCTACGTGGGCGATCTGGTGCGCCCGCTCAAGGAAGGCATGCGCGAGTTCTACGAGTGCCAGAACCTCGAATCGCTCTACGACGCAGTAGAGCGCCGGGTCTGGATCGCCATCTGCAAGCGCTTCGACCTCAACCCCATCCTGCCGGCCTGCGTGACGAACGCCGACCTGGTAGCGCTGGCCACCGAAAAGCGCGACCTGATGCCCGAGCACCCGGAGCCCTGGCCGTGCCTGGCTGGCATCGAGCCCATCCCGCAATTCATCGACCCCTGGCAGCCCAGCTCGGCGGCCATCCACTACCACCACCGCCTCCTGCAGCTGATGGCTACCACCCATCGCGCACGCCTGGCTTAACCACCACAGGAAACACAGCACATGACCATCAAACAGAACGAACTTCCCGCCATTGGCAGCACCTTCCAGGGCGGTTTCTACGCCGGCCTGTTCAACATCGACGGCCAACTGCACGGCCTCATCGTTGCGCCAAAAGCAGCCGGCGAGCTGGCCGAAGCACGCTGGGGCGAATACGGCAACGACATTGCCGGCGCCACCAGCGTCTATGACGGCCTGGCCAACACCCAAGCCATGGCCGAAGCAGGCTCAGACCTCGCCAAGTGGTCGCTGGAGCTGGACATAGACAGCTTCACCGACTGGTACCTGCCCAGCCGGGATGAACTGGAGATCCTCTACCGCCAGTTCAAGCCGACCAGCGAAACCAACTACCAGTACGGCCGCCACGGCGAGAACAGCAGCGCCGTGCCGATCACCCAGCACTACAGCGCCGAAGCCCCCGCGCAGACCAGCCACGAAGCCTTTCAGGAAGGCGCCGAGCAAGCCTTCGAGGATGCCTGGTACTGGAGCAGTACGCAGTACAGCCCGTACCTCGCGTGGGGCCAGGACTTCGACGGTGGCTTCCAGAGCTACGACCGCAAGGGCTGCGAGCTTCGCGCGCGCGCCGTCCGCAGATTCAAGGTTACCCCTTAACCACTTCAACCCTTTCCTCCCGCGCGCAGCGCGGTCGAGTTGAATTTTTGAGGCACTGACCATGAATGCAATCACCCGTAACACCCTGCCCGCCATCGGCGCCGCATTCGAAGGCGGCTACTACGCCGGCCTGATCGCCCTCAATGGCGAAACCTTCGGCATCATCGTCGCCCCCAAGGCTACCGGCGAACTGGAGGAAGCCACCTGGGGCGCGCGCGGCACCGACCTGCAGGGCGCTCGCCACTTCAATGACGGCCTGACCAACACCCAGGCAATGGCCGACGCCGGCTCTGACCTGGCCCGCTGGATGCTCGCGCTGGACATCAACGGCTTTGCCGACTGGTACCTGCCATCCCGTGATGAACTGGAACTGCTCTACCGCCACTTCAAGCCAACCACCGAGAGCAACTGGGTATACCGCCACGGCGAAAACCCCAGCAGCGTACCCATGGGCTACCCCTACACCGCCGATCACCCAGCGCAAACCCAGCAGCCCGACTTCCAGGCCGATTCCACCGAATACTTCGAGGACACTTGGTACTGGAGCAGTACGCAGTGCAGCCCGTGCGGCGCGTGGCTCCAGTACTTCGGCGATGGCGACCAGGGCTGCGGCCCCAAGGACGGCGAGCTTCGCGCGCGCGCCGTCCGCAGATTCAAGGTCACCCCTTGAACACTTCAACCCTTTGACTGCCGCGCGCGTAGCGCGCGGTCGCGACCATTTTTGAGGAACCACCATGGAACTCATCACCGTTGAAGTGGGCACCACCAAGCTGCAGACGCCAAGCCCTGCACTGGCCCGGCGCGTGCTCGAGGCCGCAACCGGCCTTGATCAAGTGCCACTGTTCGACCTGCCCAACATCACCAGCCTGACCCCTCCGGCCATCGGCCAATACTGGCAAGGCCAGGGCGGTTTCTATGCCGGCCTTATGCGCGGGCAGGATGGCCAGCCGGATTACCACCTGGTGGTAACAGCAGCCGACCTCGGCGAAGCCAAGGCCATCACCTGGGGCGGCAAAGGCGAGAGCGAACCCGGCGCCGAAAGCGAGTGGGATGGCCAGGCCAACACCGCCGCCCTGCTCAATTCTGGTCGTAGCCACCCAGCAGCCGAATACGCAGCAGGGCTGACGATTGAAGAACACCGCGACTTCTACCTGCCATCGCGCCGCGAGCTGCGTCTGTGCTGGGTCAACGTGCCCGAGCAGTTCGCCAAAGAGTGGTACTGGAGCAGCACGCAGTGCAGCCCGGGCTGCGCGTGGAGCCAGGGCTTCGACGGTGGCGGCCAGCTCAGCGGCCGCAAGGGCGACGAGCTTCGCGCGCGCGCCGTCCGCAGAGTCCTTACCCCTTCACCACTTGATCACTTCACCCCGCGCGCGTAGCGCGCGGTAGCGAGTTTTTCCAGCATGGCCCTATCCCAACACCTGCCCATCTACAAGCTGGCCCGAGACCTCACCGGCCTCGCTGTCAGCCTCACCCGCAACATGCCGCGCGACCTGAAACGGACGCTCGGTGACAGGGTGCTGGACCAGTGCTTCGAGATGAGCCTGCTGATCTTCCGCGCCAACGTGGCTCAGGGCACAGACCGCCTGGGGCACATCCAGCAACTGCTGGAGCGTAACCAGGTCACCGAACTGACCCTGCGCCTCTGCGTTGACCACCGGCTGATCAGCACCAAGCAGTACGCCAACGCCATCGAGATCACCGACCAGATAGGCAAGCAGGCAACGGGATGGAAAAAGCAAACAGCCGCAGCGCCAGTTGCGTGAGCGTCAAGGCGCTTACGCCAGAGCGTTATGAATCTGGTCGTGCCGCTGGCCTAACCGGCCACCGCCATGCGCACCAGAGGTACCACCAGGCACGTCCTGGCAGGCCTCGCGCAGTTTCGCCACTGATCGGCACCCGCCATCGGTGGCGCGACGTAGATAGCACGACCTGGCGCAGTACAGCCCGAACAACGCGTGGAACCAGAACTTCGACGATGGCAACCAGAACAACGACCACAAGGACAACGAGCTTCGCGCGCGCGCCGTCCGCAGCTTCATCCGGCTATCCGCACGGCCATGCTGGCTTTTCTTTCGAGGCACTGGCGCAGGCCTACATCGACTGCCGCCGCAGCAAGCGCAACAGCAACAGCGCGCTGGCCTTCGAACTCGACTTGGAGCGCAACCTCATGCACCTGCACACCGAGCTCAACAGCGGCACCTACCAGCCCGGCCCCTCCACCTGCTTCGTGGTCACCCGCCCGAAGTACCGTGAAGTATGGGCCGCGGCCTTCCGTGACCGCATCGTGCACCACCTGCTCTACAACCACGTCGGCGACCGCATCGAGCGCACCTTCATTGCCGACAGCTGCGCCTGCATCAAAGGTCGCGGCACCCTCTACGCCGCCCAGCGGCTGGAGCGCAAGGCCCGCAGCATCACCCAGAACTGGAGGTGTCCGGCCTGGTACTGCAAGATGGATTTGGCTAATTTTTTTGTCACCATCGACAAGAGCGTACTGGCCACCCAGCTGCAGGCCGCCATCCCCGAACAGCCCTGGCAGGCGCTGGCCCAGCAGATTCTCTGGCACGACCCGCGCGACAGCTACTACCTGCGCAGCCCGCACCGCCTGGTCAACCGCGTGCCGCAGCACAAGCGCCTTGCTGCGCAACCGGCCTACCTGGGCCTGCCGATCGGCAACCTCAGCAGCCAGTTCTTCGCCAACATCTACCTCAACGCGCTCGACCAGTTCGTGAAGCACCAGCTGCGCGCCCGGCACTACATCCGCTACGTCGATGACTTCGTGCTGCTGCACGAAAGCCCGCAGCAGCTCAACACCTGGCGCGCGCAGATCGAAGCCTTCCTGGCCGAACGCCTGCACGCCAAGCTGAACCCAAGCAAGACGATCCTCCAGCCGGCCGAGCGCGGCATCGACTTCGTTGGCCAGGTGATCAAGCCCCACAGCCGCATCACCCGCCGCCGCACCGTTGCCAACGCCCTGCGTGCTGCCGCAAACCACCAAGCCGAAAGCCTGCGCGAAACCGCCAACAGCCACTTCGGCGTACTGCGCCAGGCCACCCACAGCCAGAACGACCGCCGCAAGCTGACCAAGGCACTGCTCCTGCGCGGGCGGACGGTGGACTACAGCATGACCAGGGTTTTCAAGGGGGCGGAATGAACTGTCCAGGAACCAAACTTCGGCAGCGCTATCAGGAGCGCATGCAGCAGGTCGCCATAGGATCTGAACTGGAGAGGAAGGGCCGCGTGTGGCGGGTCATGAATCAACAACGCACCGAAACCGGGGTCGTGCTCCAGCTGCGTCACGGGCACCACAACTTTCGGCTCTATGTCCCGGTGACCTGGGACGGACCGGAACTCTGGCACGCTGAGTTCAGCTCGGCTGCACTACCGCCAATTCAGCGCGAGCTTTTCGCCGGAGGCCAGCCGTGAGCAAGCGCAAACCAAACAGCGCCCACGCCCGCATGGTTCGTTACTCGCGGGCCATGCTCCACCGCAACCACGTTGCCGTCCTCGATATCGAGCACCGCAACCTGCACACGATGATCAACTGCAGCAATGCCACGCTGATCACCACCAACTCGCGCCGCGCGCTGGTAGACGCCCTGTGCGATATCCCGCACCCATGGACGATTTACCTCGCCGGCCTTCACCGGCCCGAAAACGCCGAGCCTTACATGAAAAGCGAGGAGCTATCACTGGGCGGGATCTATCTGGCCGAAAGCCTGGTGGACGTCATCGAACCACGGGCGAAGGCGCTGCAAGCCGTATGCAACCCCGACCATTTCATCGGCATGGCGTGGATAGCCATGCCCTACGAAGCCAGTCTCACCGAAGCCCAAGCCGAGCGCGTCTTCGACGCCTTTGGCGCCTGGCGGGCAAAGGAGGCAGCATGAGCGAACCGGCCGAATTCCTCACCGAAGACGAACTGGCGGCTATGATCTGCGCCAAGTCCGCCCGCAAGCAAATGCAGTGGCTCGACAGCAACGGCTGGCGATACGAACGCAACGCCGCCGGCAAACCCATCGTCGGCCGTATCTATGCACGCCTCAAGCTGGCCGGCGTCCGCCCAACAGAATCCACAGCCGTGGCCGAACCATGGCAGATCGACCTCTCCAAAGTGAGCTGAAATGCGCCCCAAGGATCCAGCCAACCGCAACCTGCCACCCCGCATGATCGCCCGCACCAGGCTGCTGAAATCCGGCAAGACCTGGACGGGCTACTACTACAACGGCCGCGACGAACACGGCAAACGCCGTGAAATCCCCCTCGGTACCGACCTCGACGAAGCCCGCATCGAGTGGGCACGCCTCGAGCGCAAGAACGTGCCCAACCTCCAGCGCCTCATGGGCCCGATCTTCGACCGCTACGAGCGCGAAATCATCCCAGGCAAAAGCCACCGCACCCAGAAGGACAACGCCGCAGAGCTCAAGAACCTGCGCGCAGCCTTCGACAACGCCCCTATCGACGCCATCACCCCGCACGTCATCGCCCAGTACCGCGACGCCAGGTCGGCCAAAACCCGAGGCAACCGCGAAATCGCCCTGCTCTCCCACGTTTTCAACATCGCCCGCGAATGGGGCCTGACAGACAAAGAAAACCCCTGCGCCCGCGTGCGCCGCAACAAAGAGAAGCCGCGCGACTACTACGCCGGCGACGACGTATGGGCTGCCGTCTATCAAGAAGCCTGCCAGGAACTGCGCGACGCCATGGACATGGCCTACCTCAGTGGCCAACGCCCGGCCGACTGCCTCAAGCCGACCACAGGCGATATCTCAGATGATTACCTGCACGTTGCCCAGGGCAAAGGCGGCAAGCGCCTACGCATCCGCCTGCGCGAAAACGGCGAACTCACAGGGCTGGGCGTGTTCATCGAAGAACTGCTCGAGCGCCGCCGCATGGCCGGCATCCGCACCAGCACGCTCATCACCAACGCCACCGGCCTACGCATGAGCGGCCGCATGATGCGCAACCGCTGGGACGAAGCCCGAGCCAAAGCAGCCGTAGAAGCCGACCTGGCCGGCGACACCGCCCTGGCCATCCGCATCCGTCAATTCCAGTTCCGCGACATCCGCCCCAAAGCTGCCACCGAAATCGAGCACATCAGCGACGCCAGCAAGCTGCTTGGCCACAGCACAGAGGAAATGACCAAGCGCGTTTACCGCCGCATCGGCGAAGTCGTCAGCCCTACGAAGTGATCGCAGTTGCGGAAACGAAAAGAAAAGTTGCGGAAACTGGCGCTTTCAAAGCGCAAAACAAAAAGCCCCGCAAGGCAGAGCCTGCGGGGCTTTCATGTTGGAGGCTGAGGTCGGAATCGAACCGGCGTTCACGGATTTGCAATCCGGTGCATAACCACTCTGCAACTCAGCCATGAAGCAAACGAGCCGCCTTGGCGACTCGTGTAAAACTGGAGCGGGAAACGAGACTCGAACTCGCGACCCCGACCTTGGCAAGGTCGTGCTCTACCAACTGAGCTATTCCCGCTTGTCTTGTCGACGGGCGCCATTCTATAGAATCGAATCGCGCCGTCAACCCTTTGATTCAAAAATACTTATTTCTTTTCCGAGGTCGTGCTGAGGTGCGGCCAGGCGGCCAACAGGTACTGCAGCATCGACCACAATGTGAGCACGGCTGCGACCACCAGCAAGATATATCCGAGCACGACCCAGAAGGTGAACACCGGTGGATTACCCAGCAGGATGACCAGCGCCAGCATCTGCGCTGCGGTTTTCCACTTGCCAAGGTTGGACACCGCGACATGCGCCCGAGCACCGAGCTCGGCCATCCATTCACGCAACGCTGAGACGACTATCTCGCGCCCGATGATGGTCGCGGCAGCCAGGGTCAGCCAGAGATTGGAGTGTTCGGCCGCCAGCAGCACCAATGCCACCGCCACCATCAGTTTGTCCGCCACCGGGTCGAGGAAGGCGCCGAAAGGCGTACCCTGCTCCCAGCGGCGGGCCAGGTAGCCATCGAGCCAATCGGTCACGGCGGCAATCGCGAAGACGCCGCTGGCAGCCCAATAGCTCCAGGAGAACGGTAAATAGAACAACAGGATAAAGACCGGGATCAGCGCGACCCGGAGCAGGGTAAGCAAGTTGGGGATATTCATCGGCACAACTAGGCTGCGAGGTGAGCGGGCATTCTACTCGCTGTGCAGAGCGTCATAAATCAACTCGGCGAGCTTTTTACTGATTCCGGGCGCTTTGGCAATTTCTTCCGCGCTGGCACGGGACAATTCCTGCAGCCCGCCAAAGTGATTGAGTAGCTCGCGCCGCCGCTTCGGGCCGATCCCTGCTACTTCTTCCAGCGTCGAGGTGCGCCGCGTCTTGCCGCGGCGAGCACGATGCCCAGTAATCGCAAAACGGTGCGATTCATCACGGATCTGCTGGATCAGATGCAGCGCTGGCGAATTGCCGGGCAAGGTGAACTCATGCTCAGCGTCGTTCAGGTAGAGTACTTCCAGGCCAGGTTTGCGCGTCGTGCCCTTGGCCACACCAAGCAGAATCAGATCCGGCACGGCCAGCTCCTGCAGTACCTCGCGCGCCATGGCCAACTGCCCCTTGCCACCGTCCACCAGCAGCACATCGGGCAACTTGCCTTCGCCATCCTTGATCTTGCTGAAGCGCCGAGTCAACGCCTGGTGCATCGCGGCGTAGTCGTCGCCGGCGGTCACGCCCTCGATATTGAAGCGCCGGTAATCGGATTTCAGCGGGCCTTCGGGACCGAATACCACGCAGGAGGCGACCGTCGCCTCACCACTGGAATGGCTGATATCGAAGCATTCCATGCGCTGCGGCGGCTCGTCCATTTCCAGCACGGTAGCCAGCGCCTCGAAACGCTCGGCCAGATGCTGCCGGTTGGCCAGGCGTGCGGCCAGCGCCTGTTCGGCGTTGGTCACGGCGAGCTGCTGCCAACGGGCTCGCGTGCCACGCACGCGCAAGCTGATGCTGAGACTACGGCCGCGTAACGACTCGATGGCCTCGATCAGCGTGGCGAAATCTTCATGCTGCACGTTGACGATCAGCTCGCTGGGCAGGTCGCGCTCGGCATTGCCCAGGTAGTACTGAGCGAGGAAGGCCATCATCACGTCGCCACCCTCCTCTTCGATCGCCACCTGCGGGAAGAAATTCTTGCTACCCAGCACGCGCCCGCCACGCACGCTGATCAGGTGCACGCAGGCGCCACCGGGGGTGAGCATCACCGCGACCACGTCGACGTCGCCGGTACCACCTTCCATGCTTTGCTGGTCTTGCACGCGGCGCAGCATGGAGATCTGATCACGCAGCTCAGCGGCGCGCTCGAACTCCAGGGCCATCGAGGCCTTTTCCATGCTGGCCGAGAGCTCCTCGCTCAGTGCATTG